GACTTATATGCACGAGTTAACAGACAATGTTGCATTAGGTTCTGCAAAATCCTTTGAGGAATATCAAAGGACTGTTGGTCAGATTGAAGGTCTGGCCATCGCGGAGCGTGAACTCCTTAATCTACTCACAGTCTCGGACGAAGACGACTGACGGCCATTAGCTGACCGCAAACCAAAAGCTAATTAGGAGATGAGATGTCATCCGTTTATTCAACGGGTGAGGTTGTCGTGCCTGACAATCCACCTGCACCGAAGGGTTACCACCTTCTTATTGTTATGCCTAAGGTCGATGAAAAGACCAAGGGCGGCATTCTCTTACCCGGAGATGTAAAAAGCCGGGAAGATGTTGCTTCGATTGTTGGACAGGTTGTTCAGATTGGGGACACTGCGTATCCCGAAACTGACGCTAGGTTCGCCTCTGGCCCGTGGTGCCACGAAGGCGACTGGGTGATGGTATCCAAGTATGCCGGTCACCGTTTCGAGTACGATGGTGTGGAGATGCGCATTCTAAATGATGACGCAATCTTGGCCGTCGTTGATGACCCAACAAAAGTTTCGAGGGCAACAGCATGAGTGTAGAAGATATTAAAGATGACGAGCTTGAAGTCGAGGTCTCCGAAGAGGAGACCGAAGTCAAAGCAGACTCCAACGCCGGAGTCGGAGGGAGCTACATTGAAGAGACTTCGTCAGCAGAGGCTGGCGAGGAATCGGACGGAAAGAAGCCGTCAAAGTTCCAAAAGCGAATAGATGACCTTGTTCATAAGCAGCGCGAAGCCGAGCGCCAGCGCGATGAATATTACAAGGTTGCGCAAAAAGTTATGGACGAGAACAACAAGTTGCGCACAGAGGCGCAAGAGTTCTCAGCCACCTCGGTCACGGAGATGGAAGCTCGTATAGAAGCCGACATCGAAAAGGCAAAGGCAGATTATAAGTCTGCCTACGAGGATGGAGATGCTGACCGCATCATCGACGCGCAAGACCGCATGTTGAAAGCGTCAACCCAGACATCAAAGCTAGAGGCTATGAGGTCACGGGCGGCACCGGAAAACTATGAAGAGCAAGCGCCGATTGCACCACCGCCGGACAGCAAGGCTGTCGAGTGGGCAAGCCGAAACAACTGGTTTAACCAAGATAAGGTTATGACCAATGCGGCTTATGCAATCCACGATGAGATTGTGCAGCAGGGGATTACTCCAGACCACGACAATTATTACGACACCATTGACCGTCGTATGCGTGAGGAGTTCCCACACAAATTTACTGGAGAGAACACGGACAATCGCTCCAGTAAAAACGTAACTACTGTAGTTACGCCGGGCGGTAACGAAAGTGGCCGCAGCAAAAAGGTCCGACTTTCACCTTCACAGGTGGCCGTAGCTAAACGACTTGGTGTTCCCCTTGAGGAGTATGCCAAGCAGTTTGTTGCGCTAGATAGGTAGGAGACATTCATATGTCTGACTCAGCAAAAGCATCCCGCACTCCCCGTTCAGTTGAGAAGCGTGAACAGGAGACGCGCCCCCAAACTTGGTCCCCGCCCAATATGTTGCCGGACCCCCTTCCGAAGGATGGTTACACCTTCAAGTGGGTACGCATTTCAACGCAAGGGCAGGACGACCCGATGAACTATTCCAAGAAACTCCGCGAAGGTTGGGAACCCGTTCCCCTCGCAGAGGCTCCTGAAATGGAACATCTCGTTCTCGACCCCAATCCCCGGTTCAAGGGTAATGTGGAGGTTGGAGGACTGCTTCTTTGCCGGATGCCCGACAATGTGGCGGCTCAACGCAACGAGTATTATCAGCATCAGTCTGAAGAGGCTATGCGCTCCGTTGACAATACGCTCATGCGGGAATCCAACCCTCGTATGCCCATCAGTTCCCCTCAGAGGGACTCAAGGGTGTCATTTGGAAAAGGCTCCTAATTGAAGGTTAGGGGCTAAACTCAGGAGGACTTTATGTCTGCAACTTCAGCCCCTCGCGGCCTGAAGCCGATTGGTCTTCTTGGAGGTATGCCGTTTGCTGGCTCGACTCGTGAATATCTTATCAAGTCTGGCTATAGCACGGCAATCTTCAACGGAGATGTGGTCGGCCTCGCTGATGTCGCGAACTCCACGGATGATGGACACCTCGTCCGTGAAACCGCTGCAAGTGAAGTAAATCCGATTGGTGTGTTCCTCGGTGTTTCGTACACCGACCCGTCCACCGGTCAGCTTACTCATAAGCAGTTTTACCCCGGCGGTATTGCAGCGTCTGATATTAAGGCGATTGTATCCGTTAATCCATTCACCCTGTACGAAGTTCAGGCGGATGGTGCCATTGCTCAAACGCAACTCGGCATGACCGCTGACCTTGTCCAGACTTCTGCTGGAAACACCACGACTGGCAACTCCGGTCTCCAGCTTGATGCGTCCACCGCTTCTGTCGGTGGCGAACTGTTCAAGATTATCGACTTCGTGGACCGTGTGGGTTCCACCATCGGTGACGCCAAGACTGACGTTATCGTGATGATGAACCAGACTGAACACGCGTTCCTTGCAGACGTTATCACCTAAGGGAGTTAGAAAATGGCTATCGCACGCGCGCAGCTTATGAAAGAACTCCTGCCGGGTTTAAACGCTCTGTTCGGTATGGAGTACGCACGTTACCCAGAAGAGTGGCGTAACTGCTATGAGGTCGAGAACTCAGACCGTTCGTTTGAGGAAGAGACCAAATTGTCAGGCTTTGGAGCCGCACCTGTCAAAGACGAAGGTGCCGCCATCAGCTATGACGATGCACAAGAGGCGTACACCGCAAGGTATACGCACGAGACCATCGCCCTCGGGTTTAGTATCACCGAGGAAGCTGTCGAAGATAATCTCTACGACTCGCTTTCGGCTCGCTATACCAAGGCGCTGGCTCGTGGCTTCCAGCATACCAAGGAAGTCAAAGGTGCTGCCCTGTTCAATGAGGGCTTTACCGGTCAAACCGGTGGCGACGGCGTGTCGCTGTTCAACACTGCTCACCCGCTGGTGAACGGTGGTACGAACGGTAACCGTCCTTCTGTTGCTGTTGACCTGAACGAAACCTCCCTTGAGGCTGGCATCATTGCCATCGGCAAGTGGACTGACGAGCGTGGTCTGAAGATTGCTGCCCGTCCGACCCGACTGGTTATCCCTTCGGACCTCCAGTTTGTTGCCGAGCGCCTGATGCAATCTGAACTGTCCACGACTGCTGGCGGTTCCAACGCGTTCGCAAAGAACGACATCAACGCACTGAAGTCGATGTCGGCGGTTCCGGGCGGTGTAATGGTCAACCATTACCTGACCGACGTGGATGCTTGGTTCCTCGGCACGGACATTCCGAATGGCTTCAAGCACTTCGTTCGTGTCCCGATGGCGACTTCTATGGAAGGCGACTTCGAGACTGGCAACGTCCGTTACAAGGGCCGTGAGCGTTATAGCTTCGGCTACTCTGACCCGCTGGCCTATTACGGCTCACCGGGTGCCTAACCATAGTGGGGCGGGGAAACCCGCCCCCCTTTTCTTGTAGGAGGACGGAATGTCAGACATTACCACCACCACAGTTACCGCCGATGGCGTGGCTGTGAACCACCCGGCACGGGTCAAGAGCATTTATTACATTCGTGGCTCCAGCGCGGGTTCAATCGTCCTCAAGGACGGTGGCTCGTCTGGCACTACCCTACTGACTCTAACTACACCGGGAGCAGGTTCAGGGGTTGATGCAGCTAACACTATGGCAATTCCAAGTGATGGCATCCGCTTCTCCACGAATGTATTCGTTGATGTCACCAACGTATCGTCTGTGACACTTTTCCATGCCTAGAAAGAAGGAGACCCCGATTAAGACTTCGGTCAAATCGGGAAACTTTCGACCGACCAAGCAGGGAGCAGGGATGACCAAGAAGGGTGTGGCTGCATATCGCCGCGCCAATCCCGGCAGCAAGTTGAAGACTGCTGTCACCGGTAATCCCAAAAAGGGCAGCAAGGATGCCAAGCGTCGTAAGTCTTTTTGCGCACGCAGCGCCGGGCAGATGAAAAAATTTCCAAAGGCAGCGAAGAACCCTAACAGCCGTCTCCGTCAGGCGAGACGAAGATGGAAGTGCTGATATGGCAGAGGCAGTGGAAGTAACCCTTGCCCGTTTGGAGGAGCGCATCAAAACGCTTTCTGACGAGGTAAGACATGTTCACGAAGAGGTTTCCGAATTGAAGGCCCAAGCGAACCGATGGAAGGGCGCGTTTTGGGTCATGCTTGCGGTTGGCGGCATCTTCGGAAGCGTAGCGCACTTAATTGTAGGATGGATGAAATAATGGCAATGGCAAGAGCGAACATGCAAAATCAAGTGACCAAGCCCCCGATGAAGAAACCAAAGTCAAAGATGCAGATGTTTGACGAGTTTCGGAAAAAGAATGGCAGGTTTCATCCGGCTGACCCACGCCGCCCCATGAACGCTGAAAGCACCAACCCAAAGCCGCCGGGAATGAAGAACGGTGGACCGACATGTCGTGGTATGGGCGCGGCAGTAAAGGGCGGTAGCTTCAAAATTTCCTAATGGAACATGTTTTTCTGTTGCTGGTGTACCTCGGCACAGGAGATTTCCGCAAGCTCACAAGTGGAGACATGTATTTTAGGAGTGTCACAGAGTGCAACTTCTTCGCAAAAGAAGCTGCCAAGAGGTACGGCAATTACGAATTTAATTACCTCATGGACCAGAGGGATAGGGTCACAGCTTACTGTGTACCCAAGTATGTAAAGAAAGGGTCTATCGAAGTCTACTAGGGGTGGGAAATGATTGACCCGATTAGTGCGCTCAGTGCCTGCACAATGGCCGCTGACGCCATATCCAAATCTATTAAGGCCGGAAAGGATTTGCACAGCCTTTCGGGGCCGATTTCGCGTTATGCCAAAGCTGAAGCGGAACTCAATTTCGGCGCAAGCCGCAAGAAGAAGAGCTTCTTTTCAAAGCTGACAGGCGCGGAACAAGCCGGGATTGACGAGTTCTTCAAACAGGAGGACCTCAAGGCCAAGCGGGAAGAGATGCGCCAAATCTTCCAGTACTTCGGTAAGCCCGGTCAATGGGAAAGACTACAGGCTGAGATTGCTAGGCAGCGCCAAATCCAGAAAGAAGAACTGGAGCATAGGGCAAAGGTCAGAGACGCAATCATTCTATGGACTGCATTGCCGACCATCTTAATCGGTGGGGCGGCGATTATGTACTTCTTTGTGATGTACTTGAAAGGATTGTGAGTTGAGAAAACCAGCAAAGCGACCCGCTAAAAAGAAAACCAAATCGCGTGTCAACGAGGCCGGTAACTACACGAAGCCGGGATTACGCAAGCGTATATTCAACAGAATTAAGGCTGGTGGAAAGGGCGGCGCTCCGGGTCAGTGGAGTGCCAGAAAAGCTCAGATGATGGCCCAAGCCTATAAAAAAGCTGGTGGTGGATACAAAAACTAATGCCCCTCAAAAAAAGCCAAAAGTCGCTGAAAGATTGGACAAAGCAGAAGTGGAGGACGAAGAGTGGCAAACCGTCCACGCAGGGTCCAAAAGCAACCGGGGAGAGATATCTACCGTCTCGTGCTATCAAGGCCCTCTCGTCGGCGGAATATGCGGCCACCACGAAAGCCAAGCGGAAGGCTCGCCGCGCCGGTAAACAGGTTTCACGTCAGCCCAAGAAAATAGCGAAGAAGACAGCGAGATACCGTTAATAGCATGTGTTATCGTAGGGTCAAGAAGGCCCATATGAGACATAGAAAGACAACAGTTTCTGAACAAGGTCGGGCGACCAAGGTCAAAAAAGTCAGAGAAAAACGCGCTGATGCAGAATACGCGTTGGAGAGTATTAGGGAATGGCTACGAGCGGAACAGCTACGTTCAATCTTGATATCAATGAAATAATTGAAGAGGCGTATGAGCGCGCAGGGTTGGGCCGTGCATTCTCTGGCAATGACTTCCGCACCGCCAGACGTTCTCTCAACCTGTTGTCACAGGATTTTGCTAATAGAGGTATCAATCTTTGGACGGTCGAAGACACGACCTTGTCGCTTTCGTCGGGGACTGCAACATATACGCTGCCTGCCGACACCGTCAGTGTGCTTGACCACTCCATCAGAACAGGCACCGGAACATCCCAGAGCGACCTGACAATAACAAGAATGAGTGTCGGGGAGTACGCCGGTATCTCCGCAAAAAACACGACTGGCCGTCCGGTCAAGATTTACATCGAACGTCTGCGTGATGCCCCACAAATAACGCTGTGGCCAATTCCTGATAACAATACATATACATTAGTGTATTATCGTATTAGGAGAATACACGACACAGTTTCTGGAGCGAACAATCAATACGATGCACCAGCTAGATTTCTACCTGCAATAGTGTCAGGGCTTTCTTATCAACTAGCCTTGAAAAACCCGATGGTAGCCGAGCGTATTCCGCTCTTGAAACAAGTGTATGAAGAAGACTTCAATCTAGCTGCTACTGAGGACCGAGACCGGTCAGATTTTAGGATTGTACCCAGCGTTAGATGAACTACATCACCAGTAATATCCCATACTTCAAGACATGGGTTCGGAGGGAGTACACCACAAACTTCGATAGGTATCATGGGGAGTTTCTGCATGGCATGGCGATAGCTGTGACCACGCTGCCCATGCGGACGTTAAGTTTTCAAATTCTTTTCACAGGATGCGAAGACGAAGAAGAAAATATACATGGGGGCGCAATGTGGGCGCGGATGCCGCTGACCGCACTTGTTGGGG